GTAGCCGTAGCCGTAGCCGTAGCCGTAGCCGTCGCCGTCGCCGGAGCCGTCGCCGTCGCCGGAGCCGGAGCCGTAGCCGTAGCCGTAGCCGGAGCCGTCGCCGTAGCCGTAGCCGTAGCCGGAGCCTTCAGCGTGGCCGTCAGGCGCGGTAGACATCGGCCGTCTCGATGCTGGCGGCGGCGGCGGACGTGGCGGGGATCACTTCGATGACGCCGATCAGCAGGTGCTGCGGCAGCGTCGCGCAGATCTTCGACCCCTTGGGGTCGATGCCGCCGACGGCGACGTCGGACAGGCTGATGCCCTTGTCGGCCGTGCGCCAGTACCAGAGGCGGCGGCTGTCGGTCAGGACGGCCTCGCCGCCGGTCCGCGACGCCAGCGTGCCGAAGTGGACCCCCGCGTCCGACGTGCGGACGATGACCTTGCGGCCGGTCATGTCGAGATCGGGCGCCATCAGAACCGCCCCCCGAAACCGCCGCGGGCGAAGCCCTTGCCGAAGCCGCCGGAGGCCGCGACGCCGCGGAAGTTCGAGCCGAAGCCTTCGGACTTCTGACCGCCCTTCACGTCGGCCGAGAAACCGCCGTCGCGCGCGCCGACGGCCGCGCCGCCGTAGCTGTCGGTCATGGTCCCCACGGACCACTCGCCCGCCTGGCCCGCCGAGGCGAAGCCGCCCGCGGCGAGGGCCTTCGCCCCGAACCGGCCGCCGAAGCCGTTCGGCTCGGCCGCCGCCGCCGCGGACGCCAGCAGCAGCGCCGCCGCCGCCAGCGTGATGAAGTTGCGCATCGTCAGTCCTCCATGCCCGTCGAGAGGGTCGCCGGGGTGCGGGCGGGCCGCGGCGAAGGGGCGGGGCCGGGCCGCGCGCCCTGGGCGCGATCCTCGGCCGTGGCCGACCGCAGGGCGCGGCAGTCGCGCCAGCGGGTCATGACCGTGTCGACGTAGCGGCGGGCCAGCGTGTTGAGCTGGGCGGCGCGGGAGCCGCGCGCCGCGTGCTTGGTCTCGCGCATCGTCAGCGCGGGGCGGGCGATGGCGTGACCCACCGCGCGGGCTTCGTCCTGGTCGGCCCTGCGGCAGGCGGCGCAGCAGTAGCGCTGCCACGGCTTGGCGGCCGTGAAGGCGCGGCGGCAGTCGGGCCACGCGCACAGGCCGTCGGGCGCGCGCTGGGGCGCGCGGTCGGCCAGCTCGGCGAAGGTCTCCCACGGCTCCATGACGAAGGGCAGGGTCACGGGCGGCCCCCCGTCGCGTCGTCGGCGGCGTCTTCGGCGCAGGGCAAGGGTCCCGCGGCCTCGGCCATGGCGCGGGCGCGGCGCAGGGCGGCGTCGTCGGCCGTCTCGCCCGCGTCGATGCGCGCCAGCTCGGCCTCGAGGCGCAGGAAGATCGGCAGGAAAGTCTTGCCCCGCCGCGCCACCACCCGCGCCGCCACGGCCGCCGCCTCGCGCAGCTGGGCCACGCGCCCGGCCTCGACGGCCTCGGCCGCGGTGCGGCGGCGCGGGGCCACGCGCAGCGCCGCGCCGTCGGGCGACGGCGGCGGGCCGGGCGGCGGGGGCGCGGCGCGGCGGGCCATGGTCAGCGCCCGCCCCGGCCCGCGTCGCCGCCGTCGTCGAAGCGCCGCACCACGCCCGAGGGCGCGGCGAAGCGCATGTCGTTGCGGTCGAAGGCGCGGATCGCCACGGTGTCGCCGGTCGCCCAGGCGACGCGTCCGCGGACCTGGCGCCCCTGCGCGTCGTTGGCCAGCACGTCGTCGCCGCGGCGCACCGACGGCGCGGCCGGGGCGATGCACCGCGGCGGGGCGGCGTCGTCGGCCGGCATGGGCATGGACGCCAGCGCATGGGCCGCCTGCGCGTAGCCGAGGCTGGCCATGGCCCCCGCGAGGCTGTCGCGGATCAGCACGTGCTCGAGCGCGGGCACGCCGTCGCGCACCGCGTCGGCCGTGAGGCGATAGACCAGCTCGGCCGCCGCCGCCGCCTTCTCGGCCGCCGACAGGTCGGCGATGGCGACGAAGGCCGCGGCCAGCAGCTCGACCGCGTCGGGCGCGCCGTCGACGGGGGCGGTCACGGCTGCGCCCCTTCGGCGAGGATGCGCTGCAGCCGCGCGACCTGATCGGGCGAGAGGCGGAACACCGTCTCGCGGTCGCCGTCGCGCAGCATCAGCGCGCGCGGCCCGCCGGGCTTGCCTTCGACCTTCAGCGACTGGAACGTCGTCTGGTGCTGGGCGAGGCCGAACGGTTCGTCGACGGCGCGGCCCGGCGGAGGGACCAAGATGTTGACCGTGTCAGACATGCTGAAAATCCTCGACAACGTGCCGGTGTGGAAAACGCTTGTCACCCTGCCGCGCCGGGTGGAGGCGCTGGAGCAGCGGCTGGCCGCGCTCGAGGCGAAGCCCGCCGCGCCGGGCTGGATGACGTGCAAGCTGTGCGGCGGGGCGATGGACGTGACCGTCGAGCGCCCGGACCCCGTGTTCGGCGCCATGGGCAAGAAGCGGCTGGACCTGCGCTGCGGCGCGTGCGGGCGCGTCACCGACCACAAGACCTGACGCGCCGGTCACGACCACACCTCGGCGATCATGCCGCCGGTGGCGCCCACGATGTCGGCGGCGAAGGCCTGCGCGAAGGCGCGGTCGCCGCGCCTGCTGCCGGTGAAAGTTGAGACCCAGCGCTCGCCCCCGGCCTGCGTCGCGACCGGCATCACCCATTTGTCCCAGCCCTCCAGCAGCAGGGCCGGGAGCTGGCCGTAAAGATCAAAGCGGACGGGGCGCGCCGCGGTCACGGGCGCGGTCACGCGGCCGGTCACGGGGTCACCCCGGCCGGCAGGGCGACGTCAAGATACCAGGTGCGGCCGCCCGACAGCTTTTTGCGCAGGCCGAGTTCGGCGAGGCGGCGGGACAGCGCGTGGGGGGAGCGGGGCGGGACGCCCGCGCAGGCGGCGTGGGCGGCGAAGTCGGCCATCAGGACGAAGGCCTGCACCCGGCCGCCGATGTCGCGGCGCAGGCGGGCGGCGATCCAGTCGGCCACCGCGTCGGCCGCGACGCCGCCGCAGGGCGGGACGGGAGCCACGGCCAGCGCGACGCCCTGCGCCAGCGCCGCCAGCGCCGCGTCGAAGGGCCGCCGGTCCAGCCCGGCCGCCACCGCCTCGGCCTGCGCCGCCGTCGTCGCCTCGACCGCGCGGAACGTCGCCGCGAGCGCTGGTGGGGAAGGAGTGCCGTCATACGCCATGGGAGCCTCCGTGTCCGGTGGCCTTGAAATTACGCCTAACGCAAAACTTACGTCAACAGGAAATTACGTCTGGTGTAACTTTTCCGTGGAACGGTTCATTAAACCGAGTCGTGGATGGCTGGCGGCAGTGAACAAGTGAGGAACATTGATGCTTGCCAACCCGCTGGCGCAATTGCTCAATTTGTATCAGAGGGCGACGCCCGCCGAGCAACGCGCCATGAGCATTATTCTGTGGGGGCTTCTCGCCCAAGAACCACTTCTAGAACCCGGAGAGCTTTCTCTAAGTCATCCGGCGGTGCCTGTTCCAAAAGACGCTTGATCCGCTCAAATCCCGGATCGGCCATCTTATACGTCTCAAAGAGTTCGTGGGGTTGCACGCCATAAAACTGTGCCAGTGACGCTATCTGTTCGCCAGTCGGAAACTGCTGGCCGCGTTCGAGGCGCGACAGCGTCGGGGCGTTCGATCCAATGGCCGCCGCTACCTCTTCCAAGGTGATCTTGGTCGGGCCTCGCTTGCGCAGTTCTCTGAGCCTGAGTTTCAGCATGAGCAACCGTCACCAATCCGACCAAGGCGCGCCATAGCGTCAGCCGGAAATTTTCCGTTGAAAGTAATTTCCGTTTGGAGCAAGTTCGCGTTCATGACCCCACTGCACACGTATCTCAAATCCCACGGTATGACGGGCGGCGCCTTCGCCGCCCTCGTGGGTCTGCATCCGGTGGCGCTGTCGCGCATCCGGCGCGGCCACCAGCAGCCGACGCTGGCGGTGGCCTTCGCCATCGAGGCCGCGACCGGCGGCGCGGTGCCCGCCCGGTCGTGGCTTGGCGTTCCCGCCGCCGCCGCCGACGCGGTCCCCGAGCCGGCGGCCGAGACCCCCGTCCCGTCCGCCGGAGGCGCGCCGTCGTGACCGCCGCCCTTTCCCCGCACAGAAGGAGCCGCCCCATGGCGTTCGTCCGCCGCCTGATCGACCGCGCCCTCGAATGGCTGAGCGTGGAGATGGAGCGCCGCGCCCACGCGCGGCTGGCCGCGCGCCTGGAGCTGCAGCGGCCGCAGCGTCAGTCCGCGATCGAGGCGTACGTGGCCCGCCGTCGGGCGCGGCCTCTCTAGGACGGTGGGTCCAGAAGGATGCGCATTTCCTCCCTCATCTCGTCCAGCCATGGTTCCGGCGGGTTCTCGGCGGCCAGCCGGGCGAGCTGGTCGTCCACGTGGGCGGCGAGGGCGGCGCGGAAGTCCGGCAGCCTGTGGTCCAGCGCGCGCAGCATCGCTGCGATCATGGCCCCGTGCGCATACAGCGCGCCCCTGAGCTGGTCTTCGTCCGTCGCCATCGTCGTCTCCCCCGTCCGCCCTTCGTGGGCCGCGGGCAGGATACCCGCCGCCCGGCGCTGCGCGCCCCCGACCTTGGCCGGGGCGGTCTGACGTCATGGCGGTCCGCGGATCATGCCCGTCTCCCCTGCCGGTAAAGGCCCTCGCCGCGGACCATGGCCCGGAGGCGTTGCGCAGGTCTGCGCAATTCGACGCCGCCGCGGGCGGGCGGACGGGGGACATGGCGGGCGCGAGCTGGGGCGCGCTGCAGCGCCGGGCGGACGCGGCCACCGCGCGCATCATCCTGCGCCGCTGGCCGGGCGACAGCCCGCACGCCACCGCGCTGCGGGCGGGCCGCGCCCTGGGCGTGCATCCCAGCACCGTGCGGCGCTGGCTGGACGGACGCGCCAGCCCGCCGGGCCGGGTCGTGTTCGCCCTGATGATCTTCGAGGCGATGGAGGGACGCATCCCATGACGCCACCATGGCGACGCCTGCTGACCGGCCTGTGGCTGGACCTGCGCCTGCGTCTGGCCGAACGGGCCGAGGCGCGGGCGCGCGCCCGGTGGCGGGCCGCGCTGGTGCGGCTGCGCGGGGTGCTGGCCCGCCTGGAGGCGCTGCGATGAACCGCCCGCCCGCAGGCAAGCGCCCGGCCGTCGGGTTCGGAACGCCGGTGTCGGCCGAGGCCGCGCAGCGCGAGCAGGTGCTGCGGGAGCTGTTCGCCGACAAGCCCGCGCCCCCGCCATGGCCTGACCTGCGCACCAGCCACGCCCGGCCCCGGCTGATCGCCGCGCTGATGGTGGTGCGCGAGGGGGGCGACGCGGCCGAGATCGCGGCGCGGGTGCGCGCGCTGGCCGTGCAGCCCGCCGCGGTCGAAATCCGGGTGCGCGAGTACGGGCTGGCGCTGATCCGGCGCGCCAGCGACGCGCAGCTGGGCGTGATCGCGGACTATCCCAGCCCGATGCTGATCGCCGCCATGACGGACCCTGCGCCCGTGCTCGAGCTGCTGGCCGACCCCGGCGTGGCGGCGCGGGTCGCCGCCTATCAGGCCACCCACGTCCCGTCCTTCACCGACGCGGGCTTTGCGCCCTGGTCGACCCCGCCCGCCTGGCGTTCGGCGCTGGGCCGCCCGCTGCGGAGGGGCGAATGACGCAGGGGCGCGACGACGCGGCGCGCCGCGAGGCGGCGCTGGCGGGCCTGCTGCTGGCGGCCGAGCGCATGCCGCTGCCGATGGCGGGCGGGTCGCTGCGCGCCTATGCGGCCGTGGCCGACACGGGCCGGAGCTGGCGCAAGGTGCGCGGCGACCTGCAGGCGGCCGTCGAGTTCCGGTGGCTGGCGCTGGTGGCGCCCGCGCGCGCGCCCCTGCCCGCCGTCTATCGCGTCACCGAGGCCGGGCGCGCCGAGCTGGAGCGCGAGGCCGCGCGGCTGGGCGCGGCGGCGGCGCGGCTGCGGGCGCCACATCACAGCGAAGGGGGGGCGGCCCATGCCGCGTGACCATGACGACGCCGCCGCCGCGGGAGCGGGCGCTGCGGACGGGACGCGCGAAGCCCCGCCCATTCGCGGCGCCACCGGCGCAGCGCTGGCCCTGCTGGTGCTGGCCGGGGTGGAGGCCAACGGCCTGACGCGGGTGACCGCCGCCCGGCTGGGGGTCGAGCTGAACCTCGACGCCGACACGACCGACATCGCGCTGTCCTGTCTGGCGGACGCGGGGTTCCTGTCCGTCGCCGAGAGCGCGCAGGGCAAGCCGCTGGGGCGCAAGGCCGTGGCCCGCATCGACTGGGCGGACCCCCATGTCCTGACCGTGACGGATGCGGGCCTGACATGGGCGCGCGGGCAGTTCGCGCCGCTGCGCCCGCTGATCGACGCCGTCCAGTCGGCGCGCAACGCCCCGCCGAGGCCCGCCGCGCCGCCGCGCCCCGCCGCCCCGTCAGCGCGCCGTTCGCCGTCGCCGGCTGCCGCAGCGCCCGCCTGCAGGGCGGGGTTTCGGGCCGAGGCGAAGGAGGCGGCCGACAGGCTGGCGGGCCTGCATCGCGACTGGCTGGGCATGGAGCCCGCCGAGCGCGGCGACGGCACGTTCTGGGACTGGCTGGGCGCGCGCCCCCTGTGGGACGGCGCGACGCCTTGGATGGGGAGCGACACGCATGTCTGACCACTTCGACCTGGACGCCGCGCGATTCATGTGGGTGCGGCAGGGCGTGTCGCCCGTTGCGCCGCGCGCCTACCTGGAGGGGGTGCGTGTCGAGCCCCGGCCGGAGGGTGGGGCGCTGCTGGTGGCCACGGACGGGGCCATCCTGTTCGCCGCGGTCGATCCGTCCGCCGTGTGCCCGCGCGCCGCCACCGTGGACGTCGAGCCCTGCCACAGCGGTTTCGACGGCGAGGTGGCGGACAAAGACGGACTGGAGAGCCCACGGTCGGACTGGAGCGGGATGCGGCTGCGCTTCGACCTGGGGGCCGCCGACGACAGCCGCGCGGTGGCGACGTTCGCGCTGCCCAACTCCACCGAGTGCTGCTTCCGGCATGGCGTGGCGCGGACGGTGGCCGGGACGTACCCCGACTGGCGCACGTGCCTGACCCGCCCGGACCGCCGCGCGCCCGGCCTGCCGGTCCTGGACCCGCGGCTGATCCGGCGTTCGGCCTTTCAGGGACAGGGCGTCGTGATCGCGCCGCGCGGCTCCGGGCGGTTCGCCCCGCCCGGCGAGCCCTCGGTGATCCTGCCCATGGGCGCGCCCTGGGGCTTTGTCGTGCTGATGCCGATGGTCTTCGCCCCGGAGCACGTGCTGCCCGCGGATGCGCTGGCGCGCGCGATGTTCGACGCGGCCGTCCTGGACGCCATCACGGGCGAGGATGCGGCCACGTGAGCGCGCCGCGCGCTGCGCGGCGGGACCATCGAACAATGTGACGCGCGGGCCATGTGCGCCCGCCGGAGGGGCGCGCGTGGGCATTGCTGACAAGGTGAAGGACAGCGTCTCGCTGCGGGCCGTGGTCGAACGCGACGGCGTCGCATGGGACATGCGACGGTCCAGCGTGTCGCGCGGCGACTGGTGGCGGCCGTGCCCGTTCCACGCCGAGGCGACCCCCAGCTTCCACGTGGTGGAGCCGCGCGGCACGCACGGGTTCTTCAAGTGCTTCGGCTGCGACGCGGGAGGGTCGGTGATCGACTTCGTCGCGCTGCGCGACGGGGTGGAGCCGGGCGAGGCCATCCGCCGCCTGGCGGCCGACGCGGGGGTCGCGCCCGACGAAGACCCGGCCGCGGCCCGCCGCCGCCGCGAGGACGCCGAGGATCGCCGGGTGCGCAGCGCCGAGGAAGAGCGGCGCGACGCCGAGCGCAAGCGGGCGCGGGCGAAGCTGTACTGGCGCGAGGCCACGCCCCATGTGCGGGAGCTGCGCGACTATCTGGCCGTGCGCGGCGTGAACGTCGACGCGCTGTCGCGCCTGTACGAGCTGGGGGTGCCGCCGACCCTGCGCTACGCCCCGCGCCACCCATACTACGCCCCCGGCCATCGCGAGCCCGTGCATGTCGGCCCCGCCATGCTGGGCTTCATCGGCCGCAGCCGGTTCCACGGCGTCCACCAGACATGGATCGGGCCGGAGGGGCGCGCCTGCGACGCCGAGGGCCGCAAGCTGAGCAAGAAGTGGCTGGGCGAGACGGGCGACCTGTACGGCCACCCCGTCCGGCTGTCGAAGTCCGCCCCCGCGCTGGTGGTTGGCGAGGGCATCGAGACGGCGCTGGCGATGTTCGGGGAGCTGGTCGCCGCCGGGCGCGAGGGATGGGCCTGCGAAGCCGCCCTGTCGCTGGGCGCGCTGGCGGGACCGCAGGCGGCAGAGGGCCGCGGCCCCGACAGCCGGACGACGGGGCGGCCCCTGCCCAGCGCCAAGCCCGACCTGGGCAACCCGCGCGGCGGATGGTTCCCGCCGGAGGGGGTGTTCCGCGTCGTGGTGCTGGGCGAGGGGTCGGAGAAAGATCCGGAGGCCGCCGAGCGCCACGGCCGCCGCGCGGTGGCCAAGCTGGCCGCCACCGGCTGCGCCGTGCGGCTGGCCATGCCCGGCGACGGGTGGGGCGACGGGCGGGACTTCGCCGACCTGGCGCGGGCCGACGCTGCGGCGGGGGCGCGGTCATGAGCGCACCGCCGCCTGGCGGGCGCTGGCCTGAGACCGGGAGCGTGTGCGTCGCGGCCGACGATGCCGGGCTGGTGTGGCTGCTGCATGTGGGCCTCGACGGTCGGCGGCACGCCATAGCGTTCGACGCGCGTGCGGCGCAGCTGCTGGCGCATGAGCTGGCGGAGGCCGGGCGCGGCGCCCTGGAGGGCCGCACGGGGTGAGCAGTCCGCTGAAGGCCTTCGACCGCGCCGCGGGCGACTGGAGCGACGATCCGGCATCGCGTCTCGGCCTCGAGCAATGCGACGACGACAACGCCGAGCGCCTGCGCCGGGCCTATGGCCGCGACATGCTGTATGTCACCGGCAAGGGCTGGGGCGTGTGGGTCGGCGACCGCTACGACTTCGACGACGGGCGCCTGCTGGCGCGCGCCATCGGCCAGAAGCTGCGCGAGCTGGTGAAGGCCGAGGCGCAGGCGGCCGGGTGGCGCGACTATGACGAGCTGTTCATCGCGCGGATCGTCAAGGACGAAACGGAGCGCATCGCGACGAAGTCCCGGCCGAGGCGGTTCATCGACGCCGAAGGCGCGCTGAAGTATCTGCGCAAGTCCAGCCGCGACGCGCTGCTGAAGCACGCCACCGCCTGCGGCAACCGCGACCGCATCAACGCCGCGCTCGAGCTGCTGGAGCCGAAGTGTCTGGTGCCGCTCGACACGCTGGACGCCGATCCGTGGCGGCTGGCGGCGCCCAACGGCGTGATCGACCTGCGGGCGGTCTGCGCCGATCCGCCGGACCCGGCCGCCTATCTGGACGCCGACGAACACGACGCCGCCCTGCTGGCGCAGCGCACCGCGTGGCTGGGCGATCCCGACCGGGAGCTGCGCAACACCCGCGTGCTGGGCGTGCGCTACGACGCCGGGGCGTCCTGCCCCCGGTTCGAGGCGTTCCTGTCGCTGATCACCGGCGTCCAGGGCGAAGACGGCGCGGTGACGCCCCGGCCGGAGATGATGGGCTTTCTGCTGCGCTGTCTGGGGCTGCTGGTGTTCGGCAGGAACTATCTGCAGGTGGCCCTGCTGTTCCGGGGCGGGGGCGGCAACGGCAAGAGCACGCTGGTCAACGTGGTGCGCCACGTCTTGGGGGGCTACGCCGCGCCCTGCAAGATCGAGATGGTGTTGAGCGGCGACAAGCAGTCGGCCGGGCAGGCGACGCCGGAAGAGGTGATGCTGCCGGGCGCGCGCGCCCTGCTGATGTCGGAGCCGGACCCGACCGACGTGCTGTCGGCCAAGAAGATCAAGAGCCTGACCGGCGGCGATCCGCGGCCCGCCCGCGCGCTGAACATGCCGCAGTTCATCTACACGCCGACGGCCGTGCCCGTGATCAGCTTCAACCGCACGCCGGAGGTGAAGGGCGAGGATGAGGGCACGTGGAGGCGGTTGGTCTTCGTGCCGTTCGACGTGGACCTGCGCCGCCTGCCCGCCGACATGCGGCGCGGGCAGGACGCGGCCGAGGCCGAGCTGAAGGCGGAAGGGTCAGGCATCCTGAACCTGCTGCTGCGCGCCTACGCCGACGTGCGGGCGGTCGGCCTGGCGCCGCCCCCCAGCGCGGTGACCATGAAGTCCGAGCTGCGCGGCGCGAGCGACCCGGTGGGCGAGTTCATGCGCGCCTGCACCGAGCCGGTCACCGGATCGCGGACGCAGGCGAAGGAGCTGTTCGGGGCCTACGCCGCCTGGTGCGAGCAATCCGGCGCGAAGGCCTTCACGCCCCACACCGTGGCCAAGCTGCTGGCCGAAAAGGGGTGGAAGAAGAGCGTGTCGGGTGGGCGGACCTATTACAAAGACACCCGGCTGACCGTCGACGCGCCGCTGCCGGAGGCGGACGCATGAGGCGCGAAAAGGCCACCAGAACCCCCCTTCGCAGGTGGGGAGTTGTAGGCATCGCCGACCGCCCCCGCCCCCGGACCCCCGGAGGGCGGAAGGGAGATGCCACCAGATACCCTACGGCCAGTAGGGTATGCGGAAAAACGCCCTACAGGCGTTTTGCTTTGATTGCGAAGGGCTTGGCGTGGTTTGTAGGGGTTTTGGTGGCCTTTACACACTTTGAGAGAGAGAGTTCAGAAACACACCAAAAAGCACCCCCTCCCTATAGGCCCATAGGAAACGCGAAAAAGGCCTACGAGCCCTACAAGGCCACCTGTCGCCCCACCCGGAGCCCCGCCGATGCCGTCCCGCCCATCCCGCAGCACGGGGGGCGGCGCGGCCGTTCCGCCCGTCGCGCCCGCGCCGCTGTCGCCATCCGCCCTCGCCGAGCTGCTGCGGCGCGACCACCGCGCCCGCGCCGCCGAAGCCGCCGACGCCGCGCCCGACGCGCAGGCGCGCAGGCCCGCCCCGCGGGCGACGGCCGCGCTGGCCGAGACGCGGCGCGAGGCGGCGCGGCGGATCGCGGCGCTGGCCGAGCTGGCCCAGTCCGGCGGCGTGTCGGGGGTGAGCCTGCTGGGCGGCGGCGGCGGGGCGGGCGGACCAGCGCCGGAGGGGCCGCAGGCGCGCGTCGCCTGGGCCATCGCGCGCCTGCGCCGCATCACCGATGCCGTCGGCGCGGACGTCGTGGCGCTGGACGCCCAGGGCGGGCGCGTGCCCGCCGTCGAGCTGGTGGCGCGGGTGTGCATCCGCGACGAACCCCCGGCCGTGATCCTGCGCGCCCTGGGCGTGAAGCGGTCGCGCGGCCGGGCGCTGGCGATCCTGCGCGGTCTGGACGCCGCGCTGGGGCGCGCCGCGGTCGCCGAGGGATTGGAGACCCCGGCCATTGTGACCGGAGGGCCTCGTTATCCGGCTTCGCAGCCGAGCACGCCGAAAGTATGAAATCCGCCATGGTCGCAGAGGTGGGCGTCGGGAGCCGCCAACCGGTGCGCCGGACAGCCCCCGACAGGATCAAGGCGAGGCCCGCATGCGGTTCGACGTGCGGCACAACATCGCCGATGTCCAGCGGGGGCTGTCCAACTTCGCGCGGGAGCAGGTGCCTTGGGCGACGGTGGTCGCGCTGAACGAAGTCGCCGCGGCGGCCGTGGCGACAAATCGGCAGGACATGGCGGGCATCTTCGATCAGCCGAGCCGGTTCACGCTGAACGCCTTCCACTTCACCCGCGCGAACAAGCGCAACCTGCGCGCCGACATCAAGCGGAAGGACGCCGGGCTGCGGCGCCACTACCTCGAGGTGCAGGATGCGGGCGGCGTGCGGCCCGAGACGGGGTTCGAGAAGACGCTGAAGTTCCGCCTGCCCTACTCCGGCAACGTGGGTTATGTGACGCCGACCAAGCATGCGCCGCGCGACGGGGCGGGCAACCTGCCTGGTGGCTTCATCCAGCGCGTGCTGTCGCAGGCCGGAGCGCAGCGGGACGTTCAGCAGAATGAGACGGAACGCTCGGCCAAGCGTCGCGTGAGGCAGGCCAAGGCGCGATACTTCGTGCCCAAGCCGGGGCAGCTGCGGCCCGGCGTGTGGGAGCGGTCGGGCGGCGGCCTGCGCAAGGTGCTGAACTTCGACGTGCGCGCGCCCCGCTACACCGCGCGTCTCGACTTCGACGGAAGAATGGAGCGGCTGGCGGTGAGGCTCATGCCGTCGGTGTTCGAACGCGCCATGAGCAACGCCATCGCCACGGCGCGCCGGTAGGTTCTCCCTGAAACGTCGTAACGTGGGTATATTCGCGCCCCGTTGCTTTGACTGGGTGGCGGGAAGAAACGGGCTGCGGAAGTCGTTGATGTTGTTGATGTGGGAGAGGCGGCGGTGGCTGTCTACCTGAACAAGCATCAGCTTGCCGACGCGCTGTCCGTGAGCCCCAACACCATCGATCAGTGGCGCAAGGCGGGCATGCCCGTCGTGTCGGAGGGGACGAACGGGCGCGCTTACGCCTTCGACCCGCAGGCCTGCCTCGCCTGGCGCGAGAATCGCGAGCAGCGCCGCCAGCGCGAGCAGGCGGCGGCGGAAGAGACGGTCGCGCAGCTGCGCCTGGCGCTGGACCCCGTCGCCGAGGCGCGGCGCGAGACGCTGAGCCCGGCCGAACAGCGCGAAGTGTACGACGCGGCGGCGCGGTACATGGCGGTGGCGCGTCAGCGGCGCGAGCTGGTCGAAGCCGACGCGGTGGTGGCGATGCTCGAGGCGACGCTGGCGGGCCTGCGCGACGCCGTCGACGCGCTGCCCGATCAGTTGGCCCGCGACCTCGGCCTGACCGGCGAACAGACCGAGCGGGTGGTGGGCTACTGCGACGCTGCCCTGTCGGCGGCGCGCGAAAGTCTGGCGGCGCTGATCGATGGCGAAACTTGACAAGGGCTTCGCGGACTATGGCCGCGCCGGGGGCGTGCTGCCGCCCTTCGCGGACGCCTGGGCCTGTCTCGACGCGGCGCTGGACGCCATCGCGCCGCGTGAGCGGGTCAGCGTCTCGGAGTGCGCGACCCGGCGGAAGACGGCCGTGGGCGCGAGCTGGCGGCAATGGGACAACGACGTCGCGCCCTACATGCGCGAGCCCGCGGACACGACGGCGTCGCGGCGGTTCACGACGGGCGTCTTCGTCGGCCCTGCCCGCGCGCTGAAGACGCAGGGGCTGATCCTGAACCCCATCGTCCACTCGGTGCTCGCGCAGCCCCGCCTGGTGCATGTGGTCCACGCGGCGCAAAACGCAGCCCAGCGGTTCAGCGAGGAAGAGCTGGGGCCGACCATCGCCAACAGCCCGGAGCTGGCGGCGCGGCTGCGTCTCGACAACGTGCTGACCAAGACGTTCGCGGGAGGGGCGCGCGTCACCATCGGCTGGCCGGTGGCCCAGCAGTTCCGCGGGCGCACGATTCCGCTGGTGCTTCTGACCGACTACGACGCGATGCCCGCCAACGTCGACGGCGAGGGCGACGCCTTCGGCCTGGCGGCCAAGCGGACGCAGACGCTGGGATCGGCGGGCTTCACGGCGGCCGAGAGCAGCCCGGCCAAGCCGATCACCGAGGCCCACCACACGCCGACCGGGCCGCACGAAGCCCCGCCCGCCAAGGGCATCGCGACGCTGTACAACGAAGGGACGCGCGGTCGCTGGTACTGGACGTGCGGCGACTGCGGCGAGCGGTTCCAGCCGCTGTTCGAGCGGTTGAGCTACGACGAAACGCTCGACCCCGGCGAGGCCGGAGAGCTCGCCGTCATGACGTGCCCCCACTGCGGCGGGTGGTCCGAAGGACGGCACAAGGCAGAGCTCAACCGGGGCGGCCTGTGGCTGCACGAAGCGCGCGACGGCAGTCTGTGCGAGCTGTCGGGGCCGGTGCGGGCGGGCGGGGCCGCCAGCTGGTGGCTGCCGGGACCGGCCGCGGCGCTGGCGACCTACGCCGAGCTGGTGGCGCGCTACGAGACGGCGCGCCGCCGCTTCGCGGCGACCGGAGACGAGTCCGCGCTTCAGCGCGTGACCAACGTGGACCTCGGCCTGAGCTACCTGCCGCAGGCGAAGGCGCGGGCCGAGGGCCTGACCGAGGCGGCCATCAAGGCGCTGGCCACGGCCGACGCCTGGGGCGTGTGCCCGGCCGACACGGCGCTGCTGCTGATCGCGGTGGACGTCCAGTCCGGCCGCTTCGCCGTGCAGGTGGAGGCGGTGCGCCGCGGCCTGGCGCGGACGATGGTGGACCGCTTCGACCTGACGCAACCGCCGGAGGACGCGCCGAGGGCGGGGACGCGGGCGTTGGACCCGGCCCGCTACCTGGAGGACTGGGGCGCGCTGGACCCGCTGTTCACGCGCAGCTGGCCGGTGGCGGGGGGGACGCACCGGTTGCGCGCGGCCGTCATCGTCTGCGACAGCGCAGGCGAGCCCGGCGTGACCGACCGCGCGTTCGCCTACTGGCGGGCGGCGCGCCTGCAGCACGGTCGGCGGTTCCGCCTTGTCAAGGGCTGGGGCGGCTTCGGGCGCCAGCGCGCGTTCGAGAAGGCTCCCGAGACGGCGCACCAGAAGGCCGGACGCGCCCGCCGCCGGGTCGCCCGCGACGTGCTGGTGATCAACGCGGGCGTCGACAGGCTGAAGGACGAGCTGCTGGCGAGCCTGCTGCGCGAAGACGACGGGCCGCTGGCCTATCGCATCCCGCGGGCGGCCCCGCCGGACGTGTTCGCCGAGTTCTGCGCCGAGACGCGGGGCGAAACGGGGTGGGAGAAGCGGCCGGGCGTCAAGCGCAACGAGGCGATGGACCTTGCGGTCTACGCCATGGCGCTGGCGATCACGGTCGGGTGCGAGCGCGTCGACTGGGACCACCCGCCCGCCTGGGCGCTGACCGGTCCCGAGAACGCGTGGAGCGCGCCGGAGACGGCCCGCCAGCCAGAGGGCTCCGCAGCCCCGTCGACGCGATCCGCGCCGCCGCAGGAACAAGCGACGCCGTCGCATGGCGCGACGCGTGCGCCGGACCCTGCGACCGACGCCTTCCGGGCGATCATGAAGGCGCGCCGCAAGGCGCGCCGCTGACGAAGGGACAGCCGCATGGCATGGGCATGGGGTTGGGCGCGCCGCCCGACCAAGGTTCTGGAGCCGCCCGCAGCGCCGGGGGCGGGCGACTGGACGGTGGCGGCGTCGGGCGACGGCGCGACGGCGACGGTCACCGTCACCGCCCCGGCCGCGTCGACGTTCCCGATCCTGCGGTGGGAGTACCAGGTCGGCTCGGGTGCGTGGCGCAGACTGCTGCCTCTGGGCGGCGGGGCGTGGCGCACCGATCCGGCGCAGCCGTTGCCGACGGGCGTCGCGTCCATCGCGGTCCGCGCCGTGTCGCGCGCCGGGCCGGGGACGGCCTCCGCGGCCAAGGACGTGACGATCGCCGCGCGGCCGCCGGCCGCCTTCGCAACCGGCTTCGCAGCCGGGTTCCTGCGCCCCTGAACCGGAGCCGTCCATGACCGTCCTGACCCGCGCGCAGCTCGCCGCCGCGCTGACCGCCCGTCTGCCGGACAACACGGCTGCGGCCATCACCCCCGCCGACCTGCGCGCGATCCTGGGCGACCTCGCCGACAGCGTGCGCTGGGGCACCGACGCCCCCGGTCTGCAGGGCGCGAACGGCTGGCAGGTGGCGCAGGTGCGCGACCTGTCCCCGCCGACCCACGCCTACACGCTCGCCGCGGCCGACGAAGCCATCCTGCTGCGCTTCACGGGGGGCGCCGAGCCGTTCGTGGTGACGCTGCCGTCGCAGGCGGAGGCGGACATCCGCGTCGGGGCGGTCGTGCACATCATGCAGGCGTCCGCCAACGAAGTGAGGCTGCAGGCGGGATCGGGCGCGTCGCTGAGCATCTTCTACCGCGCGCTGCCCGAGACGAACGGCGTGGGCCGGGTCATTTCCGTCGTGAAGCTCGCCGCCAACGACTGGCGCGTGTTCGGCGAGGCCGAGCCGTCCCCGGCGGGGATGGTGCTCTACGAGGTGTTGCCCGTGCCGCAGACGGGCCTGGTGGTGAGCAAGTACACGCAGCGGCGTCGCGTGGTCTTCACGGCCGAGACCGCGTGCACGGTGACGCTGCCGTCGTGGGTGACCGATCCGCTGCCGGTCGGGTGGGACTGCGAGCTCGTGCAGGCCGGGACGGGCGTTCTGTCCGTGTCGCCCGAAGTCGGCGTCACGGTTCGTCGGCGGGCTGGCGCAGCCCTGTCGCTGGCCGGGCAGCACTGCCGGGCCACGCTGGTGAAGGTCGCCCAGGACGAATGGCTGCTGACCGGCGAACTGGGGCTGAGCTGATGGCCCCGTCCGCCGAACCGTCCGAGCTGATCGCGGGCGACAGCTGGGGCTGGGCGCGCCCGGATCTCGCCCTGGCGTGGCCCGCGGCCGAAGGCTGGAGCCTGACCTATCACCTCGCGCCCGAGACGGGCGGGGGCGTGACCCGCACCATCGCCGCGCCCGACTGCGTCGTGGCCGTGCCGCCGTCGGCCACCGACTATCCGCCGGGCCGGTGGCGGTGGACGGCGACCGTCGCCAGCCCGGAGGCGCGGCACACCGTCGGCTGGGGCGTCGTGATGATCCGTCCCGATCCCGCGTCGGCGACGCCCGTCGACACCCGCAGCGTCGCGGCGCGGATGCTGGCGGCCATCGACGACACGCTGGCCCGCCGCGTGAACGCCGACGCCGAGGCCTACAGCATCGAAGGCCGGTCGATCAGCCGGACGCCGTTCGAGGCGCTGATGAAGGCGCGCGGCCGATACGCCGAGCTGGTGCGGCGCGAGAACGGCGGCGTGGCCGTCCTGACCACGAGGGTGAGCTTCCGATGAGCGCAGCCGATCCGGCCACGATCCCGCGCGGCCGGACCGGCGCGCGCAGCTACAAGGCGGCCCGACCCGACCGGCTGGCCCCGTTCCTGATGGGCGACATCGCGCCCGCCACGGTGCTGGCGCGCGACCTGCCCGGCCTGATCGCCCATGCGCGCGACGCCGCGCGCAACAACGATTACGTGCGCGGGTATCTGGGCCTTGTGGCGCGGCAGGTGGTCGGCCCGCGCGGCATCGAGCTGCAGTCGCAGGCCGCCTTTCCGGGGGGCGCCGCCGATCCGCTGGCGCGCCGGGTGATCGAAGGCGCGTGGGCGCGCTGGGGCAAGTGGGGCTCGCCGACGGCCTGTCGCCGCCTGTCGTGGCTGGACGTCCAGCGCGTGGCGATCCGCGCGGTGGCGTGCGAGGGCAACGCGCTGTTCCGCATCGTGCGCGGCCGGGAGGCCGGGCCGTTCGGGTTCCGCCTGCAGGTGCTGAGCGTCGATCACCTGGACCTGCACCTCAACGTCGCGCACCTGACGGGCGGCGGCTACATCCGCAACGGCGTCGAGTGCGGTCCGTTCGACGACGTGGTGGCCTATCACATGTTCGCGGCTCCCCGCGGCGAGGCCGAGGCGCACGCCCGCGGGCCGGTGCGCGAGCGCATCCCGGCGGCGAACGTGATCCACCTGTTCCGGCCGGAGGAACCGCTGCAGACGGTGGGGCGGCCGTGGCTGCACACCGCGCTGCGCCGCCTGAACATGATCGGGCAGTTCGAGGATTACGCCCTGGCCGCCGCCCGCTACGGCGCGGCCAAGATGGTGTTCTTCAAGCGCCCGGACGACGACGGGCCAGCCCCGGCGAAAGAGGGCGAGGGCGATGCGCCTATCGAGGAAGTGGAGGCGGGCGAGACGGGCGTGCTGCCGCCGGGCTGGGACATCGCGCCCTTCGATCCGGCGTATCCCAACGAGCAGGTCGGGCCCTTCCTGGCGCACATGCTGCGCGCTTCGGCGGTCGGCCTGCACTCGAGCTACTCCGGCCTGACCGGCGACCTGTCGGACGCCAACTTCGCCAGCCTGCGGGCGGGGCTGGCCGAGGAACGCGACGAATGGCGGGCGCTGCACACGTGGTTCGCCGCGGCCTTCCATGAGCGGGTGTTCCTCGCCTGGCTCGGCCCGGCGATGGCGAAGGGGGAGCTGGCACCCCTGCGGGACGACTGGCTGCCGCGCTACGAGCAGACGGCGTGGCGGGCGCGGGGCTGGCAGTCGATCACGCCGCGCGAGGAAGCCAGCACGGCCGAGACGCTGCTGCGCAACCGGCTGGCCGCCCCCAGCGACCTGGCGGCGGAGCGCGGCTTCGACTTCGAGGAGCTGGTGGACCGCTTCGCCGCCGACCTGAAGACGCTGCGCGCCGTCGGCCTGGACCTGCCGGACGGCGCGGGGACGGCGGTCCCGGCGGTCGATCCGCCGGAAGCCCCGGACGGCCCGGACGCGCCGCCGCCCAAGTAGGAGACCGACATGAGGACAGTGACCTTGCCCGCGCGGCTGCACCGCGCGGCCGAAGTCGACGCGCCGCCATCGCCCGCCGACGGCGATGATCGCCGCATCAGCCTGTCGTTCAGCAGCGAAGAGCCGGTGTGGCGCTGGTTCGGCCTGGAAGTTCTGGGCCATCAGCCGGGAGAGGCGGACCTGGCCTGGGCGAACAGCGGCCGCGCGCCGCTGCTGGCCGATCACCGCAACGCCATCGGGGCGGTGCTGGGCGTCGTCGAAAGCGCGGTGATCGAAGGCGGCAAGGGCCGCGCCGTCGTGCGCCTGGGCGAGCACGCCGACGCGCAGGACGCCCTGGCGAAGCTGCGGGCGGGCCTGCTGGGCAACATCAGCGTCGGCTATTCGGTCGAAGAGCTGATGTGGGCGGGCGAGCGCGACGGCGTGGACGTCTACCGCGCCACGCGGTGGACCCCCCGCGAAATCAGCCTGGTGGCGGCCCCCGCCGACACCAGCGTGGGCGTGGGCCGCGCCGGTCCCGCGTCGGCCGACCACGGCGCGACCGTCACCATCATCGTCAAGGAGGGCCAGATGGCCGACCCCACCACCGACACCCGCGCCGCCCCGGCGGCGCAGCCGACCGCGACCCCTGCGCAGCCCGGCCGCAGCGACGGCCAGTCGGTCGAAGCCATGTTGGCGGCGGCCCGCACGGCCGAGCGCGAGCGCTGCGCCGAGATCGACCGCATCGGCGCGGCCCACAACATCCCCGTGGCCGTGCGCGACAAGGCCAAGCAGGACGGCATGGACCTGCCGACCTTCCGGGGCATCGTGCTGGACCACTACGGCGAGGATGCGCCCCGCCGCATGAACGCCGCCTCGGCCATCGGCCTGACGCAGCGCGAGGCCAACCGCTTCAGCTTCGTGCGCGCCCTGCACGCCATGGCGAACCCCGAAGACCGCGGCGCGCAGTCGGCGGCGGCGTTCGAGCGCGAGGTGTCCGACGCCGCGAAGGCGGCCGACCCCAAGCGGTCCTTCAAGGGCATGGCCGTGCCCGCCGACGTGCTGGAGCCGGGCCACGTCTACGGGCAGCGTAACCAGGTGGCCGGCACGCCGTCGGCCGGCGGCGCGCTGGTGGCCACCGAGCTGCAGGCCGGGTCCTTCATCGAGCTGCTGCGGGCGCGCAGCGTGCTGGCCCGGCTGGGGTCCACGCGCCTCGAGGGTCTGAGCGGCAACGTGGCCATTCCGCGTCAGAGCGGCGGCGGCACCGCCTACTGGGTCGGCGAGAACGTCGCGCCCACGGCGACGGCGTTCACCGTCGATCAGGTGCCGCTGACGCCCCACACCGTGGCGGGCTGGACGAACTACAGCCGCCGCCTGCTGCTGCAGTCGTCGCTGTCGGTGGAGGCGCTGATCCGCACGGACCTCGCGCGCGTGCTGGCGCTGGCCATCGACAAGACCGCGCTCGAGGGCGACGCCGGCGCCGACGCGCCGGACGGCATCGCCGACACCGCGGGCATCAACGGCGTGGACTTCGCCACTGCGGGCAAGCCGCTGTGGGCCGAGGTGGTGGACTGCTGGGCGCAGATCGCCATCGACAATGCCGACGAAGGCAGCCTGGGCTACGTGCTGAACCCGGCGATGGCGGGCTACCTGATGTCGACGCCGCGCGTGTCGGGCGACAGCGCCATGATGATGCTCGAGCGGAACAGCCTGGCGGGCTGGCGCGCCGAAATCTCGACGCAGGCGGCGGCGGCCAAGCTGTGGTTCGGCAACTGGGCGGACCTGGTGCAGGGCTTCTGGAGCGGCCTGGACCTGATGGCCGACCCCTACAGCCTGTCGACGTCGGGGGCCGTGCGCGTGACGGCGTTCCAGGACACCGACAACGGCGTCCGTCACGCCGCGAGCTTCTGCATGGGCGTCCATGTCCCCTGACTTGACGGCCGCGCGCCCCGCCTGACCGGCGGGGCGCGCCTTCATCGTCATCCGAGGATCGTCGTCATGACCGACCGTCTCACCGAGGCCCGCAAGGCCGTCGCGGCCCTGCTGGGCTGTCTGGTCGCGCTGGCGGGGGCCTTCGTCCCCGGCCTGGCGGACACCCTGACCGGCGACCTGGTGCAGGCGGCGGCGGCCGTCGCGACGCCGGTGGTCGTGTGGGCCATCCCGAACCTGATGCGGCCGGGCGTCGCCGCGCAGGCCGAGAACGTGGCCACGCTGGCGCGCGAGGCGCTGGAGCTGCGTCGCCGCAAGGCGACAGCGGATGCGGACACGCTGCAGAGGGCGGCGCGCCTTGCTGGAGGATGAGGCGACGCGGCGCGCCTTCATGGACCCGACGGTCTTCGGGACCGCCGTCCAATACGTCCGCGCGGGCGGGGCGGCCACGGCGCTGACGGGCATTTTCTCGGCCCCCCACGCCCGTCGCGCGCAGGGGGGCGGCCCCGGCGTCTCGACGCTGTCGCCGACGCTGAGCGTGTTCGCGGCCGACCTGCCCGCGGGCGCGCGGCAGGGCGACGCGGTGGTGATCGACGCCGTCGGCTACGTCGTGCGCGACCTCGAGCCGGACGGCTCCGGGCTGGTGCGCCTGACGCTGGAACGCAACTGAACAGGAGGGCGCGATGGCGCTGTACAAGGGCAAGAACGGCGTGGTCACGCTGGGGGCCGCGCCGGGCACCGCCGTGGGGCAGGTGCAGAGCTACGAAGTGTCGGAGGACATCGACACCGTCGACGGCACCAGCATGGGCGACAGCCACCGCATCAACGTGGCGCTGTTCAACAACTGGTCCGGCAACGTCGCCGCGCTGTGGGACCCCGACGACACCGGTCAGGTGCTGGGCGTCGGCGGGGCCGAGACGATCATCGCGATCTATCCGGAAGGCCGTGGCGCCGGGAAAGCCAAGATCAGCGGGCCGGTCACGATCAACGGGCGCACGCGCGGCGCGGACAAGGACGGGCTGGTGCAAATCAGCTTCACGTTCCAGGGCCGCGGCGCGCTGGCCGAGGGAGCCGACGCATGAGCGAGACCGCCTTCATGAAGGCCGCCGCCGCCGACCTGGCCAAGGCGCAGAACCAGAGCCTTCACGTGCCCGAGCTGGACATGACCGTGTGGTGGGACGTGCCCACCGCGGGCGCGATCCGGCGCGTCATGAAGGAGTGCCAGAAAGACGACGACTTGAAGGCGTCGGCCCTGATCGTGCGCAACCACGCGCGCGACGAGCACGGAGCGCCCATCGTGCCGCGCGACGACGACGGGCTGCGGTTCCTGCTGGAGAACGTGCGGCCGACGGTGCTGGGGCGGCTGGCGAAGGCCATCGCGGGACAGGACGGGGACGAGCTGGGAAAGCCCTGAGCGTCGATGTCGAGCTGCAGTTCGCCCTGGCGCTGGGCGAGCGCCTCGGCAAGTCGCTGGCCGAGGTGGACGCCCTGAGCCTGGAGGAGGTGCGCCTGTGGCGCGCCTGGTTCGACATGCGACGCGAAGCCGAGGCGACGCGCGGACGAAGGTGACCCGCCGATGAGCATCCGCGACCTGTTCTTCCGCATCAGCGCCAAGGACGACACGTCCGAGGCCTTCGCGGCGGTCGGCCGCAAGCTGAAGGACGTCGACGGCGCGGCGCGCAGCATGATGGACCGGATGGAAAGCGCCGGCCGGTCGCTGCGCAACGTCGGCGGCGTCATGACGGCGGCCGTGAGCGCCCCGCTGGCGCTGGCGGCGCGTAGCATGCTGACGGCGTTCCAGGGCGCCGAGAAAGCCCAGAAGCAGCTGGAGCAGGCGATCCGCACGACGGGCGGCGCGGCGGGCTTCACCGCCGCCGAGCTGTCCAAGCACGCGGCGTCGCTGCAGGAAATGTCGGCCATCGACGGCGACGCGATCCTGGCGGACGTGACGAACCAGCTGCTGACGTTCGGCGGCATCTCGGGCGACGTGTTCCTGCGGGCGCAGGAAGCCGCGCTGGACCTGTCGGCGACGCTCGGCAGCAACCTGCGCAGCCAGACGATCCAGCTGGGCAAGGCGCTGAACGACCCTGTCAAGGGCCTGTCGGCCCTGGGCGAGGCGGGCATCCAGTTCACCGAACAGCAGAAGGGCGTCATCAAGGGGCTTGTCGAGACGGGGCGGGTCGCCGAAGCGCAGGGCCTGATCCTGGACGAAATCGCCGCGTTCTACGGCGGGCAGGCCGGCGCGTCGGCGCAGAGCCTGACCGGGCAGCTCGCGAACCTGAGCAACGCCTGGGGCGACCTGCAGGAACAGTTCGGGGCGATCATCGCCGAGTTCCTGCCGCCGGTGATCGCGGGGCTGCGGAGCGTGATCGCGGCGGTGCAGGAAATGCCCGCGCCGCTGCAGCGCTTCGTCGTGATCAGCGGGCTGCTGGCGGCGGCGCTGGGTCCGGCGGTCGCCGCGCTGGGGCTGTTCGCCCTGGGGATCACGGCCGTCGGCGCGCCGGTGGCGCTGGCGATCGCGGGCGTCGCCGCGCTGGCGGCGGGTGTGGCGGCCTTCTGGCCGGAGATCACGGCCGCGGCGACCGCGGTGCGCGACGGCTTCGGCGCGGCGGTGACTGCGGTGCAGGGCATGGCGGCGGCGGCCGTGGCGCATGTGCAGGGCATGGTCGCGGGGTTCCTGGCGGCGAACCCCCAGCTGGTGGCGCTTTACGAAACTGTGGCGGGGGTGTTCCGCGACATGGCCGCGGCCGTGGGCGACGCCCGGCGCGACGCCGTGGCCTATGTCACGGAGATGGTGCAGGGCATCTGGTCCGCGCTGACCGGCGGCTTCGACCGGGCGAAGGCCTACGTCCAGCAGACCGTTCGAGACATCGCGGCGTCGTTCCAATGGCTCTACGACGACGTGGTCGGCCATTCGAGCGTGCCGGACCTGGTGGACGGCGTGCTGTCGGAGTTCGTCCGCATGGACGACGCGGCGGGCAAGAGCGCGGAAGACACCGCGTCGACCGTGTCGGGCGTTTTCGACGACCTGGGCGCGCAGGTGGTGCGATCGTTCGAGACGATGGCGCGCGACGGGGAGTTCAGCCTGCGCGGGCTGGCGCAGGCGGCCATGGGCATCGGGTCCAGCATCGCGGGCGGCATCGCCAACAAGGGCGTCGGGCTGCTGGCCGACATGGCTGGCACGGCGCTGTCGGGCTACGCCGGTTCGTTCTTCGGGGGCACGTCGACGGCCGCTCCGGCGGGATGGACGCCTCAGTCCGCGTCGTCGTTCGGCCTGCCGAAGTTCAACGACGGCGCGGACTTCACCGTGGGCGGGCGCGGCGGGATCGACCGCAACCTGGTGTCGTTCATGGCGACCCGCGGCGAACGCGTGAGCGTCACCCCGCGCAATGGCGGCGGGGGCGGCGGGGTGACCGTCAACATCCAGACGCCGTCGCCGGAGGCGTTCCACAAGTCCCGCGCCCAAGTCGCTGCGACCGTCTCGCGCGCTGCGGCGCGCGGCCAGAGGAACATGTGAGGCCGTGATGTCAGTGCTGATCGTCGATTTCGTCGCCCGCCTGTCGCTGGCGGTCGGGCTGGTGCGGATCGGCCGCTATCTCGAGGCCCCGCGGCGCAGCGAGACGGCCGTCGGCCACATGAGCAAGGCCATCGACGCCTTCGCCGTCGCCGGGCTGGCCGTCGCCTGCGCCTGGTGGCTGGGCGACTGATGGCGTTCTTCGAGACGCGGTTCCCGCCCGACGTGTCGCTGGGCTTCAGCGGCGGTCCCGCCCGCCGCACCGAGATCGTGGCGCTGGCGTCGGGGCGCGAGGAACGAAACCAGCGATGGCAGGACAGCCGCCGGTCCTATGACGCGGGTTACGGCGTCAAGACGCTGGATCAGCTGCACGCCGTCATCGACATGTTCGAGATGGCGGCGGGGCGCATGCACGGCTTCCGCCTGAAGGACTGGACGGACTGGAAGAGCTGCCCGCCGCAGCAGACCCCGTCGCCCACCGATCAGGCGCTGACGGCGACGGCCGATCCGCTGCGATGGCAGCTGGCGAAGCGCTACGGCCGCACCGGCTTCCGCACCTGGACGCGGCCGATCCGCAAGCCTGTGGCCGGGACGGTGCGCATCGCGGTCGGCGGCGTCGAGCTGGTCAGCGGGTGGAGCTGCGACCACAGCACCGGCGCGGTGACGTTCCTCGCCGAGCCCGCCGCGCCGCCCCGCGGGGGGTATGAGTTCGACGTGCCCGTGCGCTTCGACACGGACGGGCCGCTCGCCATCGACCTGTCGAAGTTCGACGAAGAGACCGGACACGCCGTCGGCGGCATCGGCGACATCCCGCTGGTGGAGGACCTGAACGCATGACAGACCTCGCCGCCTGGCGCGCGCACATGGCGACAGGGGACACGACCCGCGCCACCTGCTGGCGGCTGGAGCGCCGCGACGGCGTGGTGATGGGCTTCACCGACCACGACCGCGACATCGTCTTCGACGGCCTGACCTTCGCCGCCGCGCAGGGCCTCGGGGCGTCCGAGGCCGCCCAGTCGCTGGGACTGGCGGCCGACGACATCGAAGTGGCGGGCGCGCTGTCGTCGGGCGCCATCACCGAGGCGGCGCTGGCGGCGGGCCTCTATGACGGGGCCGAGGTGCGCGTCTTCGACGTGAACTGGGCTGGCGTGGCCGTGCGGGCGCTGATGGGCGTGTACCACATCGGCGAGGTGACGCGCGGGGAGGCGGGCTTCGCGGCCGAGCTGCGCAGCCGCTCGGCGCTGCTGGGACGCAAGCGCGGGCGCCATCTGACCGCCACCTGCGACGCCGAGCTGGGCGACACCCGCTGTGGCGTCGCCATGGGGCCGTGGACGGCCGCAGGCGCGGTGACCGAAGTCCTGTCCGGCGGTCGGGCCTTCGTCTCGTCGGGCCTTGGCGGCTTCGCGCGCGGCGTCTTCACGCGCGGGGTGCTGACCTGGACGACGGGGCCGAACGTCGCGACGGCGTGGGACGTGCGCGCCCATGGGGACGCGGACGTCGCCGCGACGCTGGAGCTGTGGCGCGACCCGGCCTCGGCCGTGTCGCCCGGCGATGCGTTCAGCGTGACGGCCGGCTGCGACAAGTCGTTCGAGACGTGCCGAAGGCGGTTCGCGAACGCCATCAACTTCCGCGGCTTTCCGCACATGCCGCGGGAGGACAAGGCGCTGGGCTACGCCGTGCGCGGCGAGGCGGGGCAGGACGGCGACACCGACCATGGATGACCCGGCCGCGCTGCGCGACGCCAGACGATCCGACGCCGTCGCATGCGCGCGGGCGTGGATCGGGACCCCCTACGTCACCGGCGCGGCCCTGCGCGGCGCGGGCGCGGACTGCATCGGCCTGATCGAAGGCGTGGCGGCCGAGCTGACGGGTCGGCCGCGGGGCGAGCGCCCGCCCTGGCGCGCGGACTGGGCGAGCGTGACCGACCTCGCCGACGTCGCCGCCTCGGCCGGGTTCGTGGTGATCGACGCGGCCGAAGCGCGTCCCGGCGACGTGCTGGCGCTGCGTCTGACCCGCGGCGCGCCCCCGCACCATCTGGCGATCATGACCGCGCCCGACCGCGTCGCCCACGCCGTGGAGGGGCGCGCCGTGGTCGAGACCCACCTGTCCTTCATGGCGCAGCGCATCGCGCTGGCGGCCGTGTTTCCCCTGGAGTGATCCCTTGGCGCAGCTGCTGCTGACCGTCGGCGGACAGATCGCGGGCTTCGCCATCGGCGGCCCTGTCGGCGCGGCCGTGGGCGCGGCCGTCGGCAACATGGTCGGGGGCATGATCGACGGCGCGCTGATGCCCGCCGCGACCCAGCGCGTCCAGGGGCCGCGGCTGGCGTCGCTGGACGTCGCGCTGCCCGCCGAGGGGTCGCCGCTGCCGGAGGTTTACGGCTGGGCTCGGGTGTCGGCCAAGATGGTGTGGCGGACGCGGCTGAAGGAGACGCCGTCCACCGAGACGTCGGGCGGCAAGGGCCAGCCGTCGCAGCCGAAGGTGCAGGCCACCACCTATCGCTATCACGGCAACGCGCTGTTCGCGCTGTGCGCTGGCGCCCGCGGGCTACACTTCGGCCGCGTCTGGGCGGACGGCCGTCAGGTGGACGCCGCCAAGCTGGGGCTGCGGTTCTACGACGGGGCTTCGGATCAGGCCCCGGACCCGTTCATCGCCGCGGTGGAAGGCCTCGAGGGCGCGCCCGCCTACCGCGACACCGCGCTGATGATGGTGGAGAACCTGCCGCTGGCGCCCTATGGCGACCGCTTCCCGAACTTCCACGTGGAGGTGTGCCGCCCGGTTGGCGCGATGGAGCCGCTGCTGCGCGGCCTGACCATGATCCCCGGCAACGAATGGGGCCTCGCCACGACGCCGATCCGCCAGCAGGTGGTCGACGCGACGGGCGACGTGGTGTCGGCCACCGTCGAGAACTCGCACCGGTCGGAAGTGGAGACGGACTTCGCCGTCGCCCTGCGGCAGGCGTGCGAGCTGTGCCCGAACCTGAACAGCCTGTCGCTGGTGCTGACGTGGTTCGGCGACGACCTGCGCGCCGGGCAGTGCGCGATCCGTCCGCGGGTGGAAATCCGCACCAAGAAGACGTCGCCGCTGGAATGGACGGCCGCGGGGGAGACGCGGGCGACGGCGCAGCTGGTGTCCACGGTCGACGGGTCGCCCGCCTTCGGCAGCTCGCCCGCCGACGCGTCCGTGCGCGAGGCCATCGCGGCCGTGCGGGCCGCGGGCAAGCAGGTGATGATCTATCCCTTCGTGCTGATGGACATTCCGGCCGGCAACGCCCTGCCCGATCCGGACGGCGGCGCATCGCAGCCCGTCTATCCCTGGCGCGGCCGGATCGCGTCCGAGCATGACGGGACGGCGCAGGCGGCGGCCGACGTCGCGGCGTTCTTCGACGGCCCGGCGGGCTATCGCCGGTTCATCCTGCACCTCGCGTCCCTGGCCGTGGCGGCCGGGGGCGTCGACGCCTTCGTGATCGGCACCGAGCTGCGCGGCCTGACGCAGGTGCGCGATCACACGGGCGGCTATCCCGCGGTGGCGCAGCTGCGCCGCCTGGCGGCGGACGTGCGGGCCGTGCTGGGTCCGGCCACCAAGCTCGGCTATGCGGCGGACTGGTCGGAATACTTCGGCCATCATCCGCAGGACGGATCGGGCGACGTGCGCTTCCACCTGGACCCGTTGTGGGCCGACCCGGCCATCGACTTCGTCGGCATCGACAATTACGTGCCGATTTCCGACTGGCGCGACGGCGAGGATCATCTCGACTACGACGCCGCGGCGGGCATCACGACGCCCTACGCCTTCGCGCACCTCAACCGCGGCCTCGGCGGCGGCGAAGGGTGGGAGTGGTTCTATGCCTCGGCCGCCGACCGCCGCGCCCAGCGGCGCACGCCGATCACGGACGGAGCGCATGGCGAGCCGTGGGTGTTCCGGTTCAAGGACATCCGCAGCTGGTGGAGCATGCCGCACCATGAGCGCATCGGCGGCGTGCGGTCGCCGACACCGACGGCGTGGGTTCCGCGGTCGAAGCCCATCTGGTTCACCGAGCTGGGATGCCCGGCCGTGGACAAGGGCGCGAACCAGCCGAACGTGTTCGTCGATCCGCGGTCTTCGGAGAGCGCCGCGCCCTATTTCAGCTCGGGTCGGCGCGACGACTACATGCAGCGCCGGTTCCTCGAGGCGTCGCTGCGCTGGTGGGCGGACCCGGCCAACAACCCGTGGTCCGACGTCTACGGCGGCCGGATGGTGGACGTGTCGCGCACCCATGTCTGGACCGCCGACACGCGGCCGTGGCCGGAGTTTCCCGACCTGACGGGCGTGTGGGCCGACGGCCCGAACTATCGCGGCGGGCACTGGGTCCGCCTCGGCCGGGCGCCGCTGGCCGAGACGCTGCGGCTGCGGCTAGCGGCCGAGGGCCTGACCGACGCCGACCTGGACCTGACGCAGGCCCACGGGCAGGTGGACGGGTTCGCGACCGACCGCGCGCTGAGCTTCCGGGAGTGGTTCACGCCCTGGGAGACGGCGCTGCGCGTCGATGCGGTGGAGACGCACGGCCGCCTCGCGTTCCGGTCGCGCGTCGCGGCCAGCGCCTGGGGCGTCATCACGCCCGACGACGTGGCCGAGAGCGGCGCAGCCAGCCGGTTCCGGCTGACCCGGTCCGCAGCCGAGGACCCGCCGCGGACGGCGCTGGTGCGCTTTTCCGACAGCGCCGCCGACTGGCAGACCGGTGCGGCGCGGGCGACGCTGGGCGTCGGCGTCGAAGACGGCGTCGCCGAGGCCGCGGTCGCGCTGGGCATGGACCTCGAGCGCGCGGACGCCATCGCCGCGGCGTGGCTGCGCGACGTCACCGAGGCGCGCGAGACGCTGGAGTTCACCGCGCCGCCGAGCTGGACCGACCTCGAGCCGGGACGGCCGTTCGCGTTCGAGATCGACGGCCGTCGCCGCCCCTACATGGTCGATGCGGTCGCGCTGGGCGAGGGCCGCAAGGTGACCGCCCGCAGCTTCGACCAGGCGGCGTTGCGGGGCGGCCTGACAGGCCCGGCCCGCCCGCCGGTGCGGGTGGTGACGGCGGCCCCGGCCCCGCCCGTGGTGGCGTTCCTGGACCTGCCAGCGCTGTCGCACGACGCCGATCCCGCCGCGGGCTACGCCGCAGCCCATGCCGAGCCGTGGCTGGGCGTGGAGCTGCACCGGGCCGCCGATCAGGCGGGGCCCTATGAGCTGCGCGAGGCTCTGGCGGCGCGCACGCCGATGGGGCGGCTGGCGGCGGCGCTGGCGCCCGCGGACGCCGACCGATGGGTGGCCGGGCCTGCGGTGGTGCGCCTGTTCGCGGGCGAGCTGCTGACGCGATCCGACGCAGAGGTGCTGGGCGGCGCGAACGCTCTGGCCGTGGAGGCCGCGCCCGGCGTCTGGGAAGTCCTGCAGTTCGCCCGCGCCGAGCTGACCGGCCCGCGGACCTACACCCTGCGGGGCCTGCTGCGCGGGCGTCTGGGCACCGAGGCCCCGGCCGCCGCCGGGTCGGCCGAGGGCGCCCGCGTGGTGGTGCTGGGGCCGACGCTGGCGCAGCCGCGCATGACGGCGGCCGACATCGGCCGGAGCTGGTGGTGGCGCGCCGCGCCCGCGGGCCGCGATCCGGCCGGGGCCTTCGGAGTGCAGCGGTCGCACGCCTTCACCGGCGTAGGGCTGAGGCCTCTGGCGCCCACCTTCCTGCAGGCCGCGCGCCTGCCCGACGGCGGAGCGCAGGCGACCTGGCTGCGCCGGTCGCGGCAGCCCGGCCAGCCGTGGCGCACGCCGCCTCTGGGCGAAGAGCGAGAGGCCTACCGGGTGCGGGTGCGCGCAGCCGGGGGCGCCGGGCCTGTCGTCCGCGAGGCGGAAGCGACGGCGTCGCAATGGACCTATCCTGCCGCGGCGCGCGCCGCGGACGGGCTTGGGGCGCGCTTCCGGCTGGAGGTGGCGCAGCTGTCGGCGGTGGTCGGGCCGGGGGCCTGGGCCGTCGCCGACGTGACGGTGTGAGGGACGCATGAACTACCCGATCCTGAGGTTCTTCGAGTTCGGCCACCTGCCGCCCGACCTGCGCGCCGTCTCGGCCCCCTTCGCCGAACTGGCGCAGGACATGGCCGAGGCCGCACCCCAGAACCCGGAAACCGCCGCAGGCCTGCGCCATCTTCTCGAGGCGAAGGACTGCGCGGTGCGCGCGGCCCTGATCGCGCGGGACGGCAAGCCATGAGCCTGGCGGGATGGGGGCTGGCCGCGATGGCCAGCAACGCCGCCAGTCCGGAGGTGGTGTTCAACGCCGCGCTGGACGTGCTGGCGGCGGGCTCGCCGGGGCCGGTGCTCGCCTCGGCCAGCCTGACCGCGCCGCCCGCCGACCCGGCCGAGGGCGCGCTGTACGCCGTGCCCGCGGGGGCCACGGGGTCGTGGGCCGGTCAGGGCGGCAAGATCGCCCGGTGGCGGCTGGCGTCCTGGGCGTTCTTCGCGCCGCCGGACGGCGTGCGGGCGTGGGTGGCAGACGAAGGGCGCGAGGCGGTGTGGATCGCGGCGCATGGCTGGCTTCGGGGCGCGGCCGTCGGGCGCGCTGGCGGAGCGGCCGTCGGGCTGGCGGTCGCCGAGCGCGTGGCCGTCGATCTTGCGGGCGCGGCGGTCACCCTGGCGAACCTGATCCCCGCGCGCGCCGTGGTGGTCGCGGTGTCCACGCGCACGTCCGAGGCCGTCACCGGGGCGACGGGCTACAGCGTCGGCGACGGAGCGGTGGCGGATCGGTTCGGCGGCTCCCTGGGCGTCGCCGCCGGGTCGGAGAACGTCGGCGTCATCGGGCCGACCGCCTATTACGCGCCGACCCCGGTGGTGCTGACGGCGCAGGGCGGCGCGTTCACGGGCGGCGCGGTCCGCGTCGCGGTGCAGTACATCGCGGCGACGCCGCCGGGGATGCCGTGATCGCGTCGTCCGACCGCGCGGCGATCCGCGCGGCCGTGCGCGCGCGGATCGCCGCGGCCTTTCCGGGCGCCACGGACATCACGGACGCCCCGCATCCCGTGGCGGCCGAGCTGCTGCCCGCCTTTTCGGTGCGGTCCGAGCGCGTCTCGGCCGAGACGCTCGCCATGGGCGGCGCCACGGGCCGTCGCCTGTCGGACCGGGTGACCGTGCAATGGCTGGCTGCGGGCGGCGCGGAGCTGGGCGCGACGCTCGATGCGGCGGCCGGCGACGTCGCCGACGCCGTGCTGGGTCCGCCCGCCGACCTGGGCGACATCGCAATGGAGGTGTCGCCGATCGGCGTCGACATCGCCGTGGAAGACGGCGAGCGCCGGGTCGGCCGCGCCGACGTGGCCTTCGTGATCGACTATCTGGGGTAA